AATGAGGACTCACCACAAGAAGCATTCGCACGTGCCTCAACTGCATGGGCAACCTATCAAGGAGAAACTGACTATGAACTGGCACAAAGGTTGTATGACTACGTTAGTAACAAGTGGTTCATGTTTGCATCACCTGTTCTCTCGAACGCACCGAACGGTCATGGTAAAGGTAAGGGAATGCCTATCTCGTGTTTCCTCACTTATGTCCCTGATACTCTGGAAGGTCTTATTGGTCACAGTTCTGAGTTACGTTGGCTTAGTGTTTACGGTGGTGGTGTTGGAGGTCACTGGAGTGACGTGCGAACCGTGTCAGACATTGCGCCAGGCCCTATCCCATTCCTACACACTGTAGATGCGGATATGATTGCTTACCGTCAAGGTAAGACTCGTAAAGGTTCATATGCAGCCTATATGGATGTAAGTCATCCAGACATTATTGAGTTTCTTAATCTACGTATTCCTACTGGAGACGTACAACGTAAGGCACTCAATCTACACAATGCATTGAACATCACTGACGAGTTTATGGAGGCAGTTAAGAACGGTGAACAGTTCGATCTGCGTGATCCAAAAGACGGTGCAGTAAAAGATTCTGTAGATGCACGTAAGTTGTGGGAACGTATCCTAGAGACTCGATTTAGAACAGGTGAACCGTATCTGAACTTTATCGATACTGCGAACAAACACTTACCAGAGAATCTAAAAGAACTAGGACTAAAGATTCACGGTAGTAATCTCTGTAATGAGATCCATCTACCTACAAGTGCAGACAGGACTGCGGTCTGTTGTCTGTCATCACTGAACTTGGAGTATTATGATGAATGGAAGGACACTACTATTATACAAGATCTCGTTAGGATGCTTGACAATGTTCTACAGTATTTCATTGACAATGCACCCGACACTATTACAAGAGCGAAGTATTCTGCCGAACGAGAAAGGTCAATCGGTCTCGGAGCAATGGGTTTCCATTCCTTGTTACAGAAACATGGTGTCGCATGGGAGTCAGAGGCAGCACGAGAAATTAATCGAGTTGTGTTCGACAAAATCAAAACGGATGCAGTTGAAGAAACTGAACGACTTGCTGAAGAAAGAGGGGAGTATCCCGATGGTGTGGGGACTGGAAAACGAAATGCCCATCTACTTGCAATCGCTCCAAATGCCTCTTCGGGGGTAATCCTATCAACGAGTCCATCTATTGAACCGTTGAAGGCAAACGCATATACACATAGAACACGTGCGGGTTCTTTCCTAGTAAAGAACAAGTATTTGAAAACCCTTTTACAAGAGAAGGGTGAAGATAATGAGTCCAACTGGACATCCATTATCACTAACAAAGGATCGGTACAACATCTACCGTTCCTGACTGAAGGTGAAAAAGCGATCTTTAAGACCGCAGACGAACTCGATCAGATGTGGGTGGTGCAACACGCATCCGAACGTCAAGAGTATATCTGTCAAGGTCAATCTGTGAATCTATTCTTCCCTGCTGGTGCAGAGAAGTCTTATGTAAGTAAAGTGCATTATAGTGCATGGGATAAAGGACTCAAAGGTCTATACTATTTGAGAACCGAAGCAAAGTCTCGTGCAGAAACAGTATCAGAGAAAGTAGAACGTGTCGCACTTGCAGAAGATACTCGCACTATTGTTTATGGTAAAAAGAACTGTCCTTTCTGTCAATTAGCAAAGGACGAACTCAAACTACGCGGAGTCGCATATGATTATATCGATCTCGCAGACATAGGTAAGACAGCGGCAGAAGTCACTGGACGTAAAGTAAAAACAGTTCCACAGATATACATCGAAGGTAAGTATATCGGTGGGTACGAGGAACTCATCGCATTCTTTAATAAGGTTGTCATCGATCAAGACGATGGTGACGAATGTAAAGCGTGTGAAGGTTAACCGATCATATAGGAATACAAATGGCATTATTAGATTTTAGTAAAACATACAAACCGTTCATCTATCCGTGGGCGGTCGAATTAACAAAGAAACACGAAGAGATCCACTGGATCGAAGATGAGGCAGAACTCTCTGAGGACGTACAGGACTGGAGAACTAAACTGACTGAATCTGAGAAGGAGTTTATCACTCACGTATTACGATTGTTCACTCAATCAGACGTGCAAGTCGGTGAGAACTATCACGAGTTATTGATCCCTAAGTTTAAGAACAATGAGGTACGTAACATGTTATCCTCGTTCGCAAACCGTGAGGGTGTTCACCAACGTGCATATGCATTGTTGAACGATACACTGGGATTACCTGACGAGGACTTTCACAAGTTCCTTGAGTATAAGGAGATGTCAGACAAGATCGACTTCATGAAAGACGGTAACATCAACTCACATACTGGACTCGCACTTGCACTTGCACAGAGTGTGTTCAACGAAGGTATGTCAGTGTTTGCATCGTTTGTGATGTTGTTGAACTTCCAACGCTTCGGTAAGATGAAAGGTATGGGAACAATCGTTGAGTGGTCTATCCGTGACGAGACTCTACACGTTCAAGGTAACTCTAAACTGTTCCGTGAGTTCTGTGAAGAACATCCGCGTGTAGTGAACGATGAACTCAAGTCCAAGATCTATCAGATGGCAAAGAACGCTGTCGCACTAGAGGACAAATTTATTAAACTTGCATTCAAGAACAATGACGTTCAAGGATTGACTGAACCAGAAGTAAAACAGTACATCCGACATATTGCAGACAGACGACTACTTCAACTAGGTATGAAACCAAAGTTCAATCAGAAGGATAATCCACTACCGTGGTTAGACTGGGTATTGAATGGTGCATCACATGACAACTTCTTTGAGAAACGTGTAACCGAATATTCTGTTAACGGAATGGAAGGTGATTGGGGATGGGATACTCTATTTGAAGAGGTCGCTTGATGTGGGAATTAGTCTGCGGTGTATGTGACTGTATAACCATTGTGAGAGAAGAGACGGTAACCGAAGAGGTTCCGTCTTTTTGTCCCATGTGTGGGACTGAGTGTGATTCTACGGAGATAGAGATAGAAGAAGACTAGATAGTATCATGACATGGTATTATCTAAACGAAGAGTTTGAACCCGAAGAAAGTTTCCTTGAAGACTATCAAGGATTCGTGTATCTGTTGACCGAAGAATCAACAGGTATGAAGTATATCGGTAAGAAGTTCTTCTGGAAACCCAAGGTTCTTCCTGTTACCAAAACAAGAAAACGAAGACAGAGAACCAAAGTCCAGTCTGACTGGAGAGACTACTACGGATCATCCGCAGAAGTCAAATTACTCATAGAGAGAGGAGAAGCATCATTTAAGAGAGAGATCCTGAGATTGTGTCGAACAAAGGGTGAATGTTCTTATTTTGAAGCGAAATATCAATTTGATCATGATGTACTATTACGTGATGATTACTACAATGCGTTTATCGGATGTAAGATACACGGTAAACACCTACCCAAAGACTTAGAACCAGAATCGAAAGATTGGTCACGTTCTCTATTCCCTTAGTCTTGACATTTACTGCTTGATCTGTCATAATACACTTGTATTCAAAATGAGAGAGAAAAAGTTATGTATGTTTATTTGATTCGTTCAATGGAGACCAATGAGTTAGTCAGTGACAAGAAGTTCAAACGTATCGTTGATGCCCTTGACTATCGTGCAGAGATTAACGAAACCTACACTGCGTGGATTGATTGGAAATGGATAGCGAAATAACGCTTGACATTTCCTGTCCAGTGTCGTATAATGTTGTTTGAATTGAGAGAGG